TGGGAATCCTAGACCTTCCACTATCGGAGGATAAGAGTTAATCCTCGTCTGATGGTCGAAACTAGGGTTCTCTTTTCAACTGGTTGAAGAGAGTGCGCCCAACCCTGAAGCCTGTTGGTGATAGACTCCTAGGAGACTATATGGGTAGCCGATATAGATCGCGTGTAAAAGAGACGTATACCGAAGGCACTTTTATGCCTTGGGTAGCTACGCCTCCTATCACGGATCGTCGACCACAATATTGTCCCTGGGAGACGTGTTATGATACAGTTGGACAAAGGGATCAAGATAATCCATTTGACCTCCTGCGATTCACTACACGTGTTCCGGGTCTGTTTGGAAAGCAAGTTTACGGTGGTACCGTGTATCGAGAAGTCGATAACTGGCCCATCGGTTTTTGCAATGTCCTCTCAGACCCCCGGACGTACTATTCACCTGTCAGCTCTGCTGACTTGAATAACTACGCCTGGGCTACTGTTTCAAACACTAATCCATCCCGGAGTAATTGTAACATTCCGACGATGATTGGTGAGTTGAAAGACGTACCGGATCTGGTTAGGAAGTGGGGCAAAGGACTGATGCGAAAGGCCGCAAATGCGAACCTTTGGTGGCAGTTCGGAGTCCGACCTCTTATCTCAGACGTCAAGAAGCTGTACCAATTCACGAAAGAGGTGAATAACCTCATCCGTGCAATGAGAAAGCTTCGTGACGAAGGCTCTATCACGCGCCGAACCGTTCTGTCACAAGAGATGTCCAGTGAGATATTAGCGCACGATGGGTATTTACACACATTGTGCAGCTATGTCGTCATGGGACAGCGCTACCTCTCCTATACTTCTAAAGTATGGGGTAGTTGCCGGTGGAAACCGGCCGCAGATTTTAGCATTCCCAGATCCAACGAAGCTCTAGAATTAGAGATGCGTAGGATTGCTGGTGGTGCTACAATCGGAGGTGGCGCAGTCACGTTCTGGGAACTTATTCCCTGGTCGTGGCTAGCTGATTGGTTTTTAGATATCCAGGGATTCCTGGGTACCATTGAATCAATCCCTCTTGAGCAGAGTGGTATCTGTATCATGCGAACCACGACTTCTAAGTCAAGGTATGTGCATGATCTCAGTATGTGCGGATATAATGTGGACGTTCACATCGAAGGTCTTCATTATGAACGCGCAGTTAGAAAGGAACGTTTTCCAACGTCCATTTCTGGCGCACCAACTGCTTCGATCCCTTCTTTGTCGAAGGGGCAATGGTCGATCCTGGGGTCGCTAGCGGTCCTTAAGGGCAGGAAAGCTGGAAGACTTTTCCAGTAATCAAGCCGATGGACCACGAAGCCCCTCAGGAGTACTTCCCGATGCTAGGTGACACACTCGTTCTTCCTCATAGTGGTGGAGACATCACTCTGAACAAGATCAACCAGGACGGATACTCTGCTGAGTATCTGTTCAAAGATGCTGATCATCAATTTGTTGCTAAGGTTCGACATAGTCGCACCAAAGCAACGTCGTCGAGACCATCGTATGACCGTCACAACGTAGAAGTTGTTGAGACGGTTTTTGCGACCCCGACGGTTGATGAGTTCACCAGGAAAATCTACATGGTGCTGGAACAGTTACCAGCAGATGTGGATGTGGAGAATGCAGACGCTTTGGCCGATTGGCTCATTGCGACTTCAGACGCCAAACTGGATCAGCTGATGAATTGGGAATCCTAGACCTTCCACTATCGGAGGATAAGAGTTAATCCTCGTCTGATGGTCGAAACTAGGGTTCTCTTTTCAACTGGTTGAAGAGAGTGCGCCCAAGCGGCATGGGACATTTAGAGGAGATAACCCCTTATGTCTAATCGCCATGCTTGGGAAATGTTGCAGGTAGCTAAGCATCTTCTTGAAGATGCAGCAGCTGCCTACCCGACGCTTCAGGGTGAGTTCGAGAAAGATCTTACTCGCCTTGAAACTCTCATCCCGTCGAGGGGGGTCCACGTTTTTACTGTGGATCTTCCGGCGGTCTGCAAGCACCTCGATAGATGTCTTGCAGGAGAAGCGTACAAACTATCTGGATTACCTCTTACTAAGAGGTATTCAAATAGGGTAGTGATCCCGAAACTGTTCCGGGGACTCTACCTACGCGTTTTTGATGAGAGTGGCTCTCTGAAGAGCGACTACGACATAGAGGCGGTCTTCTTCCTGAGACAACTGTTGTCTTTTGGAAAGAGGGCGTCTCTTAGTTGTAGTGACCAACAAACAATCGACGCTGTTGATGAGTTTGTTAGTCTCGACATGTCATTACCAGAACCATCAAGGTTCTGGTCTATGACTCAACCGTCCCTCAAGCTTGTCGAGGATTCTTTTGCTGGTTTCAGCAAAAGCTCCCTCTACGATAGTGCGAGGAAAGGCGGATCGGATAGCCGAATGCCGACGCTTCTCAAGAAACTCGACGCTGTGTCGGGTATCTTGAGCTCCACCCTAGGGGCTTACGAGCCTCAAGAGTGGAAGTTCAGACACGGTCCAGGCGCTGTAGCGGAACGAACAGGTTGCTTCAATAAATACAATTGGAGCAACTGGTCCGACCGACTTGAATCCTTTTTCCCCATTGCTGACTGTGGCTATTACAGCTACACCAGCTGGGCACACATGCGTCCTAAACTGGTCAAGATTGGTTCTATCGAACCCTCTTCTCGACTAGTGGACGTACCGAAGACCTACACGAAGCCGCGGCTTATAGCCTGTGAGCCGAGCGAACATCAGTGGTGCCAACAGAATATTTGGCACTACTTTTGTGACCGCTCGCGTGACACATGGTTAAGAAAGTTTGTTCGTTTCAACGATCAAACACTTAATCAGCGTCTCTGTGTTAAGGGTTCTCGGGATGGTTCGCTCTGTACGATCGATTTATCGGCCGCTTCAGATCGAATCACCTGTGATGCTGTAGGCCAATTGTTTAGGAGAAATCCTAAACTGCTGTTGGCTCTACAGGCGAGTAGGACTCGGTCCCTGTCACAGAAGCTGTCACGTAATGTGCCAGAGTCTGTGGAGTTGAGAAAGTTCTCAACTATGGGAAGTGCCTGCACCTTTCCAGTTGAGAGTTTTATGTTCTTAGCGGTGTGTATCGCTGGTGTCTTGACCACAAGACACCTTGATCCCACCACGACGAACATAGAGTCTCTCGAAGGAGAGGTGGCCGTCTTTGGGGATGACTTAATTGTCCCCGCTGACAGTCGGGAGCTAGTGGTTTTAGCACTTGAAACGCTTGGTTTCAAGATCAACACCGACAAGTCTTATTGGAACGGTTTGTTCCGTGAGTCTTGTGGTGTTGACTCCTACGCTGGTACCAGGTTGACACCGGCGTATTGGAGAAGCTTCAACACTGGCCGACCTGAGAGCATAGCAAGCTTGGTTGATGTAGTTAACAACTTCCATGAAAGGTGGTTGTTAAAGACTTCTTCCTACCTTGCATCGACCATACGAGGGGTAGTAATACCCCACGTAGGAATGCGATCAGGAGTCTGTGGTTTTAAATCCTTTGCAAATCCTTGTGACCAACGACTGAAAAGCCGATGGAACGAGAATCTACAGAGGATAGAGGTCTCAATATCTCGCCTAATTGGCAAGGTAAAGAAATCGCCTATCACAGACGACTCTGCGCTACTTCAGTATTTTACTGAGAACCCCCGATCCACAACTAAGTGGAAAGGAGGAGTAGCACAGAGGACCAGACTTCGTATGAAGTTTGGTTGGGTCCCCCTCGCCGACCTACTAGCATAGAGGTCCTCGAGGAGGGGTGGTGGATGAAGAAAAGATGTATTGGAGTTTTCTAGCACCTACGCTCGGTAATTGCCTGCCGAGCGTCGAGCTGGTTTCTCCAGTACAAATCCTTCACCCACATAAGGCGAC